CTTGTTTTAATGCATCTGCGGCTGTGTAATCAACAAAGTCTTTTAGAATGTTAGCGTTAAGTCCAATAACTGGACCTTTCTTGAACAAGTAATCAGCCCATTCCTTTTCTTCGCGGATAACATCAAGATACATTTGATATACTTCGGCTTCACACTCGGCCTTAGCTTTAGCAAAGCGAGGATCTTCTTTGACTACCTGATTGATCAAGTAAGCAGTCCAACCTTTGTGTAGCAACTCGTCTTGTAAAATCAAACTGATAATATTACCATTACCAATAAAGATTTTGTTTTCAACCATTGCCAATGAAGTAGCAAAGCTAACCATAAAGCGGAATGCTTCTAATGCGTATGATGCATTGAGTGCCAGCCAAATAGCTTTAACATGTTCTTCTTCGGGAATAGTGTGTCCAACTTCTTTACGGCAGTTGATGACATGCAAGTCATCGTAGTACTTGCCAACAGAGCTTGCCATATCTACAATCTCTTTTGTATCATGGATTGTGTTAAACACTTCCTTAGGTACGTTATAGATGTTACGAATGATATGACTGTAAGAGCGACTATGAATGTTAGTTTCAAAGAAACTCCAGTTGTAGATAAGTGCTTCAAGTTCTGGCAAGCATACCACTGGTGTGAACACTTGACTTGGTGCTCGTCCTTGCAAACTATCTAACGCTGTTTGACGTAGTAAGTTACTTGTGAAGATATGTTTAATTGCATCACTTGCGTCTTTAAAGTCACCAGCATCTTTTGTCAATGAAACTTCTTCTGGAACCCAAAAGAAACCACGTGCTGTTGTTTCAAAGTCTGCAACTTTTTGATACTTAACTTCTTCAAATCGTTGAATGGTTACAGGTCCTGCTGGGTCTAAAAACATCTTACGACTTAGGTAATCTGTTTTTGTGTTTAAGTTATATTGTTGTTTGCTCATAGTTTACACGCTTCGCAGTCTTCTGCATCATCAAAATTAATAGGTTCCAACATAGTTGGGGCTTCTTCTGCAATGGCCTTACTACCAGCTTTGTTAATTAAGCTGTAGTAGAAAGTCTTGATACCCCAAATGTGTGCTTGCATCAAGTTCTTGGCAATCAATGTAGTTGGTACCTTACGATCGGCAAAGTGTGCTGGATTGTAGAATGTATTTGTTGAAATACTCTGGTCCACATAAGCCGCAATAACAGCCGCTGTCTTTAAGTATCCGTCACAGTCCTTTTGTTCCCACATTAGTTGATACTTGTTCTTTAACTTGTGATACTCGGGTACAACTTGTGTAAACGAGCCTGCTTTGCTTTCCTTGGTACTAATCAAGCTCATTGGCATTTCAATACCATTTGTACTGTTAATAACAACACTTGAGCTTTCCACAGGAGCAACTGCCATCTGTGTAGCATTACGTACACCGTATTCTTTCATTTGTGTGCGTAGTGTTTCCCAGTCCAATTCAGGAGTAAAGTCTGCTAATTCATTGACACCATTGGCACGTAGTTCCCAGGGGAATACACCTTGGCCATAACGTGTTTGATCACTGCCTTCACATTTGCCACGTTCCTTGGCTAGTTCAACACTGGCTTCAGTTAGATAGTAGGCCATGTGTTCCATCCACGACTTAACTTCTTGTAGTGCATCACGTTCGCCATACTTCAAACTACGTTTGGCATGCCAGTAGGCTAAGTTAGTAATACCAATGCCCAAAGGACGAATCTCGTCATTGGATAATTTAGATTGTATACTTAAAAAGTCTTGGTAATCAAGTATATTGTTGAGACTGCGGTGAAGTATACGGCAAGCCCTACGCATATCTTCTGGATTACGGAAAGCTCCGTAGTTGATAGAACCGAGCGTACATAAAGCAATGCGACCGTTAGGATCATCAAGACGCTTAAAAGGCTTTGTAGGTAATAGGATTTCACAGCAAAGATTACTTTGGAAAATTGTATGATACTCTGGATCAAACGGACCTTGCTTCATGACATTGTCAATGAATACAAGATAGATACGACCTGTGTCGGTGCGTTCTTTTAGTATGCCACTCTTGAAAACTTCTTCAGCACTCATTGACTTCTTACGAAGCCCAGGAGTATTTTCATACTTTACATAAAGTTCTTCAAACTTTTCTGTATTACTGTAAAACGCTTCATACAGGTCAGGAACTTCATTGGGATCAAAGAAAGTTATTTGTTCTTTGTTTTTAAATCGTCTGAAGAAGAAAGCACTAAGCACAACCCCATAATCCATATGACGGACTCGGGTTTCTTCTGTTCCTTGATTGTTTTTAAGTACAATAAGATCATCAAACTGATGATGCCAAATGGGATAAAATACTGTAGCACTTGCATTACGAATGCCTCCTTGACTGCAACTGCGTAGATCACCAAACCATTTTTTTAAGAATGGAATCATACCAGTGTGCATAATTTCGCCGCCTCTAATAGGCGAGCCTAACGGACGTAGTCGTCCAATTTCCAAACCAATGCCAGCACGTTTGCTGGCATACTTGGCCATCATTTCACCGCTAGCAAAAATACTATCCAAGTCATCATCACTGCGAATAAGTACGCACGAACTGAATTGCTTAGTAGGGGTACCGAGACCAGCAAGGACAGGAGTAGCAAGAGTAAATAGACCGTCACTGGCTGCATTGTAGTATTCCTTAATATAACGCAGACGAGCTGTATTAGGTTCTTCTTTGTGGAATACAGTAGCCGCGGCCACCATGTATCTAACTTGTGGTGTTTCGTAAATTTCTTTTGTGGCGCGGTTGCGAACAAGATACTTTTCAATCAACTGCTCGATTGCCGCATATCCGTACTGCTCATCTTTTTCATGGTCAATGATGTCTTCCATCTTGTCCCAGTCTGCTTCTGTGTACCATTCCAACAGTTCAGCAGTATATAAACCTGTAGCTACATTCTTTTTAACTATATCATAGAGGCGAGGAGGCATGTATTGTCCATATACATCCTTACGCAACATTGATAAACGTTGCTTGCCTGCTACGTATTGATAGTTGGTATGACCTACATCAGGATTTGATTCCACATCAATTAAGTCTACAATAGCACGTAAAGTAATACTATCAATTTCTTCGGTGGTAATACCATCGTAAAAGTGTGGTTGAGCTTTAATCTCAATCATACTTTGACTTACGTCTGCTATTCCACTACAAATCTTGGTAATCTGGGCTTGCCATTTTTCTACCGCCAGTGGTTCTCTATTACCACTTCGCTTAATTACATTAATAACACTTTTGCTCATATATTTTTCTTGTTCCATTGGCACGGCCCTAGTTGTGTAAGACATTTACTTACCGGAGGCACGTGCGCCAAATCTTTATACTTTAACCAGCCTAGCTAGGTCGCTAGGCGCCCAAATTTGTAAAATTTCAAGATCAACATTTTTCATGTCAATCAGTTCTCCATCATAATAATTTAACAATCTGTCATCGGGTAGTATTACCACTAGGCGTGTTTCTTTATCAATCTGGGCTCTTGCAAGCTTGCATTCACGGCCAGCTAATACAAGACTGTAGAACATGCCCAAACCTTGAGCACTTGGACAAAACTGACCATTGCCGATCAATGTCCACGGATCAGGCCAAGTGTCCTCTCTCCAAGCGTCAATAGATTTGTTTACTAGTGGGACGAATTTCCACCAGATTGCTGTTTCGTTGAAAGCAGATTCGTTTGTCATATCTGCCAACTTACTTCTCCACTCCCGCCAAGCTAATAGTTTACCTTGCTTGTCAAGAAACCAATGTTCTAAACTGCGATTTTCCACTAGATACTTAGTTGAGTTTGTAATATTGTTCTACTCGTTGCAACCAAAGATCGCTATAGTGCTTAAATTCTGCACCTTCAATGATAAAAGTCTGATATTGGTTTTCTCTATCAACCATAAACAATACACCTTGCTGAATATCAGTTCCGTGAACTTCATTGTGTGCTAATGCGTATGCTGTTGTTTGAATAAAGTAATCCTGCATCCACTCGGGCTTCTTCATTTTCTTGGCAGTCTTATGGTCCATGATACTGGGCTTGCCTTTGTACACACCGCATAAGTCTGTGGTGCCAGCATACAAGCCAGGATAGTATAGACTTGCTTCCATGCCCCATACTTCATCAACGCCAGACAATCCTTTTTCAATGACCTGGTCGCTCATTGCCCTAGCCATTTGATGGATAGGAGTATTACCCGGTGGGCGTTCGATGCCTTCGATAAAATTCTCAATATGTTTGTGTACCAGTGTACCTAGGCCTGCGCTTTCGGTGCTAATGCGTTGTGCTTCTGCTTCGCCTACACGCTTCTTCCACTCATTTAAGAATGTCTTGTCTGCTGTAGAACTTAGGATTGTGGTTACGCTAGGAACTCGTGAGCCATCTGGTGTAGCGTAGAGTCGACTAGGACCTTCGATCCTAGTCAGCTTTTCATATTTGTATTTGGGATTAAATGTTATCATTGTCGTTTATTATAAACGATAACGATAGGAAAGTCAATGCTTGATTACCAAGCAATGACCCATTGGAAAGTAGTTTGCGTATTTGGATTTGTTTGACGATCGATTGTGTAGCCAAGATCACTGAAGTATTGGACAACCTTATTCATTTGCAACATCTTTTGACGGTCTTCACGAGCACCGGTCCATGTATCGAAATATTCAGCGGCTAGTGCATAACCAACGTCGGCTGAGTTCTTTGCCATTGTGCTTGTTGTTACTACCACAACTTGAACGGCACCATCTGCACTTGCTAAAAGAATTTCTTCTTCTAGGTCGCGTATTTCTCTAAGAACAAAAATGTCTTGTAAGGATTTAACTCGTGCTTCGCTGGCTGTTAACATTACTCTACTCATAGTCCTAAATCCTTACGTGCTTGTGCTGTAGCATCTTTGCTTACTGTAATTTTATTTTTTTCTGCTTGGTCTTCTGTGTCAGCCGATGGTACTGTTGTTAATAGAACTTCATCGTTATTAACGTCAGAGATCAAATCATTATTTTTTGCCTTGAATGTAGAGATTAAACCCCTAATAGCATCTACTTGGCCAGCCGCACTAAAACCCATGCGAGTCAGATCATTTACTAACTTGTGCATGGGAATTTTTGCTACGCCATCGCTTTGACCTTTAATGATCAGCATCTTGATGGCGTTGGCAAAGTTTTTGTCGAAGCTATCTAGTTCAAGCAACGTCACTCTTGATCTCCCTGCCAGTAGGTTCAGCTTCTGGGCCTGCACTACTTGGGAAAATAGGAGCTTCGCCACCTGCTTCTGCGCCTGGCTCTGCACCTAATTCAGCACCCGGTGCAGGTGGAGTCATCATTGCATCGCCGCCGCCAGTTAAAGCACTGATAGCACCGTCCAATGAATCTTTAGTTTGTGTTAATGTGTCAATGGCACCTTGTAGAGCACCCTTGACTGCTTGTGCATATTGTTCACCTGCGGCATCACCAAAACGTTCTTTAATTTGGTCTACCAAGGTAATCATATCGCTACCAAGCATGTCAGCTACATCTTCAATGAAACCTTGGAAATCGTGGTTCATTGCTTTTGCGGCAATAATAACTTCTGCTTGTTCTAAGTTATCTTCATCTAAGTCAGCTTCTACTAAGTGAGCGCCAACGTTTGCTAGATCTTCATAAATTTCTCTATGAAGAATAGCACGAGTGTACTCTTTACCACCCTTGCTAGCTAGTGTGTCGATTTCGCGACTTACACGAGCTAATTCTTCACGTAGGCGTTTACCGCCCAATGATTCTACTACAATGCTTTCTTTGCGAAGTGCAGAACGTGCCGCTTGTGCTGGTGTAATTGTTGTTGTGATGTCATTAAATTTCATAATGTTCTCCGTGATCTATTTAGCGTCTTAAATGTGTAATACTACCACTTATTTAGGCAAGTGGGTTAGTACATAACCTAACATTGCTAAAAGCCCTACAATAATTGTAGCAGTAGACGTAACCATTATCTTAAACTTTTCATCTTTGGCGCCACTTAATAAGTTCTTAATTTCGCTAAGATTTTTTTGGTTTTCCGCTTTAAAAGAGGAAAAATCGTCATGAAGTTGATCAAGACGATGTTCTACTGTTTTAAACTTTTCTTCCAAGCGTCCGTAACGTTCAGCACATAGCTCAACATGCATCTCTAGACTTGTCTGTTCCGTAATCATAAATGGGTTAATCCATGTGCAAAATCACAACCAAACTCCAGTTTGTTGTGAAATATGTCTTATACTAATGAGCCAGGGTGAGTTGTGATTACGGGGGGGTTTTAATTAAGTATATTTAGCTGAATTAAAAAGAATCGTGGCGGATGAAAAAGGTGTTTGTATCGGCACCTTTTGTTATAACTGTGTTGGCACCTTTATATGTTTCAGTTAAACCTATTGCTAGCTTGCGCCCATTTGATTCGTTTGCAAGTGTTTCTTCTGTCATTTGGCCAATGCCGCTTGCAATCCATTTGAAGCACCATACTCGATGCTCGCCTGTTACATTGTCCCCAAATAAGCTGTTGCTAATATCTTGTTTGTCTATACATTCAATACCAGCCAGCAATGGTTGCCCACGTGCGGCAATAACGCTCATAAGCTCTGCTAAGTTTCCGCGGCTTTCTTCACACTCTGGACCAATGTCAAATAGTGTCCAAGCAGTAAAGAACTCTGGGTCGGCACCTACATGTGCCCCGGGCACCATCCATGATTTTTTATCAGACATAATTTAAAGATTTCTACCTATTGCGTAACCTGCGGCACCCATTGCGGCTACTTTAGCCAAACTAGATAAGAAGCCATTGCTTGATCTTGAACCTGCCATTGCACCAACACCCAGCGCGGCTAGCTCAGCATTTTCAACTCCGTGCAATACATAACCCTTGCCAGCGGCTAACCTATCAAGTATTGGATAAAGCTCGCTATGCTTACCTCTAATCTTATAATATTGTAATAAACGAGTTACACATAGTTCGCGTTGATGCGAAGACAAATTATCCCAATCTGTGATCAATCGGCGTAGGCTTTTGTAGTTGCTAATGTCAATGCCCATTTGTCCTTCCAAACGGTACATGATACGAATAGCCGAAGTTGTATCGCCGCGACCTGTTGAAATGTTTCTTAAAAAATCTAAGACCATCTTCTTATTGGTTTTAAGTTCTTGTGCAAGTGCAGTATTCTGTTCATGTGCTTTTAACTTACCAGCCATTGCACCTTCAGGATTTAAAATAATGTGAAGGCCTTGATACAAATCTGTTCCACTCACTCTTGGCAAATTAAAATTACCAAACTGCATTGTACGTCTTGCATAGTCCTGTGCAAATGGTTTTGTTTCAAACTCTTTGCTTAACAAGTATACAGTAAGCAAGTTAAGGAATACGCTATCAACTGCATCTCGTAGAGTCAACTGCGATAGGTAGTTGTTACGAAACATCTTGCTTTCGTTACAGTTCTCCGTGATAAAACTAAAGTCTTCCATATTATACCTTTTTCATAAACACAGGTCTATTTACTAGTTTAATTTTACCGTGTGGTGTGTCTGCTACAAAGCCTTCATGGCCGGGGTGTTCTCTAACTGATGCTGTAACTGCGGCGCCTTGGCTAGCATGTGCATCAAGTTGATCTTTCAATCTGTACTTTAACTCAACCAACATATTGGCAATTTTGAATACTGCGGTAAAGCCTGCTTTATTCTTAGAGATATGATCAAGTACGTTTTGAATCTTATTAGTTGTAAGCTTGCTTCTACTTGGATCTTTCAACCATTCCAAGAACTCTTTGCCGCTTGGGCCGTGTTCGCCAATGCCCGCTTTGTAGTTTAGGAAGCTTTTAAAAATATCAGACAAGTTAGAAATCTTTAATGCACTTACAGAGAAGCTGTCTAGCAATTTGTTAATACTAGCACGGCTTTTTTCAATTTCGTTTTCAATTACTTGAATATCACTTTGTGACATCTCAAATGGTGCAGACTTAACTTGCATTACAGGGCTTAGTACCACAAGACCCGGGCTTGGTTTTAAAGCTTCAATTTCAGCAGGAGTCATTGCACGTGGCTCTTCCTCTGCACGATCTGTAAAGTAGCTGTGTACAACAATACCAGCATTACTTGCTTTAATCTTTTTACCTAAATCACTACTTGGATCAATTG